GCACCTAAATAATAAGGAAGACTATGTTAGTTGGAATGCTAATGAATGCAATTCAGGGGATGGTGGCAGACCAGGCTCAATCTTTAATGAAGGAGCATGTGCTTGGTAAGATTACAGAACACCTAGACGAAGATGCTCAGAAAGAGTTAGATGAGCACATCGATAAAATGACCGACAACGGTTTTAAATCTATGAAGGACATGTTCGGATGAGCGACGGACTTTGGGCTAATATCCACGCTAAACGCAAGAGGATAAAAGCGGGTAGTGGTGAGAAGATGAGAACCCCCGGATCTAAGGGGGCTCCCACTGATGAGGCAATTGCGCGTAGTCAGAAGACATCTAAAAAGAAAAGCCCTGTAAGTGTTGCAACCGTTGGGATGCTAGAGAAAAGGGGTCTGACCACACCAGTCATGACTCCTGCCTGGACACGGAAGGAAGGTCAGAACCCCAAAGGTGGATTGAACGCTAAGGGCAGAGCATCTGCTAAAGCGGAAGGTAGCAATTTAAAAGCACCAGTGAAGTCTGGAACAAACCCCAGGAGAGTTTCATTTGCGTGTAGGTTTGCCGGGATGAAGGGTCCAATGAAGGACGAGAAGGGCAGGCCGACAAGGAAAGCATTAGCACTCAAAGCATGGGGCTTTGGTAGCGAGGAAGCTGCTAGGTCTTTTTGCCAAAAGCATAAAAAGAGTTGAGTTGCACGAACTTACAAAAACTTACGAGATAGACGGTAAGTATCATGTACAACCATCGGTAGGACCTAACAAGGGGAAGACCCTTAAAGTTTTTAATACTGAAGCCGAGGCAAACGCTTGGGCAAAGAAAAGGAGTAACATGTCTAGTCTGACACCTAAACAAAAAAAGATAGCTAGTAAGGCTGCCCCCAAGAATAAGATCACAGGTGCAGACTTTAAGGCTATGCGTGAGTATGAAAAGAAAAGCATGGTTGGTCGCCTTGACGAAGCCAAGAGCGGGATGACTATGGGACAGCGAATGAAGAAAACCAGGGCTAATGAGAAAGAGCCAACGGCAACCATGGCCTATGGTATGGGTAAAAAGAAAAAGCCAAAAGCCGTTATGTATGGCGGTGGGATGGGGAAGAAACCTAAAATGGCAGTTATGGCTCACGGTAAAAAGAAAGATCCCATGGCGGCAATGCCCGGATACCACATGCAAAAGAGAGACAAGTATTGAAATACAATAGTGTTATCCAAAGATTGGAAAAGGATAAAAAGAAAAAGATCAGAAAAGTTAAACCTATTGTTGGAGTTAAAGGTTGAAGCTAAGTAAAAACTTTTCTCTCAAGGAACTAACTTACTCGCAAACTGCTATCAGAAACGGGATAAGTAATCTTCCTAATGAAGAACAACTTGTTAATCTGACTGCACTTTGTCAACGCGTATTACAACCAGTAAGAGATAAATACGGTGTAATATCAGTTAGTTCAGGCCTAAGAGCCGAGGCATTGAATACTTTAATTGGTGGCAGTAAAACCTCAGATCACTGTCACGGAAGAGCGGCAGATTTTGAAGTTAAGAGTGAGGAAATTAGCAACATTGAGTTAGCAAAATACATAAAAGACCACCTTGAATTTAAACAATTAATACTTGAGTTTTACAATAAAGACGAGGGGCCAAACTCTGGCTGGGTGCATTGTAGTTTTGACGCTGGAGGTGATAACAAAGGTGAAGTATTAACCGCAAAAAGAATTGACGGTCGGGTTGAATATCTTCCTGGCCTGGAGGAATAATGGCTAGAACGATAAAGTTAGACACGGTAACGCATCCATCTAATTCTGGGACAGCAAACCAGACACTAGACTCATCTGGGCAAACATCATTTCCAACGGTTGATATTAATGGTGGTGCTATTGATAATACCACAATTGGTGGATCTACTTCTGCTGCTGGAACTTTTACCACTGTTACATCTCCCACTATACAGCCCACTTCAGGGCAACCACTTTTACTCAAAAACTCAGGTGGTAGTGTAAATGCAATTACTGTAGATACTTCTGGTCATGTTACGGTAGCTAACAATTTTGTTGCCAATGGAAATACAACAATAGGGAACGCTTCATCTGACACATTAACAATAACTGCAACGGCATCAGGAAGTGCTAATTTCTCTGGGTTGACTGGTGAGATCAGAATGTACGGTGGTACGAGCGAGCCTGCTGGATGGAAATTCTGTGACTTTCAAACTCTTAATACATACACGTTTAGAGCGTTACATGCTGTAATATCAAACACTTATGGTGGCACAGCATTCAACGCTGGAGTCACAGATCAGTCTGGGGCCAATACGACATTTAATGTCCCGGACATGAGAGGGCGTGTTCCTATAGGGGTAAATACTAACAATTCTCTGACCAACAGGGGAACAAAGGCTATCGGTTCATCTGGTGGTGCAGATACTCATCAGCTATCAACTAATGAGTTAGCCCAACATAATCACACTGGACCATCTCATACTCACACTTTTAGCGCAACATCGGGTGGGCAGAGCCAAACTCACACTCACAACACACGCGCTTCACACGAAGCTCAAGATTTACACGCTACCAGTGACGGTCATGCAGACATTCTTTGGCCTCCTGGTGATGGTTATATGACAGGCAATGCAAGTCAAGACCACACACATAGCATTAGTGGTACAACCGCAGGTTCTGGAACCGGGAATACTGGAAATGCAGGATCGGGTTCTGCCCACAATAACTTACAGCCCTACCTAACTGTAAACTACATCATAAAAACATAGATGCCTCAAGAGACCCAGAACAATTTCTCTGGGGGACTTAACACAAGGTATCCGTCCCACCTAATTCCAGAGAACCAGGCCACAGAATTAACCGACGTTGATCTTTCTTATGGGGATTTGCGTGGTGATTATGGGATGGCTCCTGGTGGTTTTCAGGAATATTATTACGAGGAAGGGGATACATGGGTTGATAGTGGTGGTTTCACTTTTGCGGTTGCCGTTATTAATTGGCCATATTCATCAAATAGTACAACACAAACAATCTCAACAAATGCAAACTATTTTAGTGTTTTATCTATTGGAACCAACTCAACAATAACAATTGCAAATGGTGTGACGGTTGAAGTTTTTGAGAGTAGTCGTGGTGTATTTGGGGCAAACTCTTTTGTAGAATACAATAAAGATTTATACATTTCTCGATCAGATTTTACAATAACAGCATCTTACAACCATACGAGCGGTATAGGTGGCAGTGTTTTAAATGTTGATACAGGAGCAGACACTTTTAAGTTGCAAGTGGGTGATATTTTAGATGGAACGGGCATTGTAAGTAATTCTTTTATTAAATCAATAGACACCGTAAATAACAGGGTAGAGATTAATAATCCTGTAGAACAAACACAAAGCAGTGTGTCTGTTACAATAAAGCCTATTATATCAAGGTTTTTAGACGGAGATATATCAGAGGGATTCAGGGTTACAACATTACCACCAGATCCAGTTATAACCTTTTCACAAAATGCTTCCCTTGGGTCACAAACTAATAGAGATACATTTCACTCAGATGCCTGGTATGCCCAAAGCTATGCAGTGCCTTTCCAGTATGGGTTAGCCCATTATGATTCAACGGGAGTTGAGTCTTCAATGTCTGAACTAACAGACTCAAAAATATCAGCGACTTATTTTCCAACTGGATCAACCAGTAACAACCTTCCCCAGTATGTCAGCATATCGGGTACTACTGTATCAACGTCAACTAATGACAAGCTGGGTAGACATGCTTTGTACAGGGTGGGTGGTTCTTCTAGTGTAGTAAAAAGAGTTGCTAATCTTTACTTTGATGGAACAACCATAACGACAACTGGGGCTGGAAACAATCTGACGGTAGCATTGGCCTCCGCTACAAATACTCATCAGTACAGAGTAGCGTGGTATGTTTTCCATAACTCGGGAGCAACTTATAGTTGGACAAATGCAGATGGAACACAAGTGTCAACAACTAGAACTGGACAGACAGATTTTAGAAGTCCTAATGGTGGCAGTATTAGCTTCCAGCTTACCGGGAGTGGATCGAGTCACTATGCTGATATTTTTGTTTGGGTAAGGATACCTGGAGAAAGAATAGAAAGAGAATATGTTTTAAGAGCATTTACTCACCACGCGAGTAATGTTACTAATGCAAACACTTACGCCTATGTTGATTTTACTTCTTCTGATTCACTAATTGATATACAACCGATTAGCGAAAATAATGAACCAGAAAGATCACTCAAGTTTTTAACAGAATCGGGAAATCTTTTTTACGCTGCAAAAGGAACAAGAGTATTTGTGTCAGAATATGGTAATGCTAATAGTTGGCCTGAGACAGCTTTTGTAGATTTTGACCAGGAGGTAACAGCTTTAGATTCTTTAGGTGCTGAGTTGGTTGTGTTCACAAACTATGGAATATACAGAGTCTTTGGGACTGATCCTAAGAATTTAAAAAGAATACAAATACCAACGACAGAAGGGGTGCCAGTAGGTCTTCATAAGTGCGTGACAAGATACCAACAAGGGCTGTTGTTTGCTTCACACAATGGGATTTGTTTTTATGATGGTAAGAGTATACAAAGAATGTCCCACAATACGTTAGATTCTTTTACCCCTCCAGACTCAACAAACTCAAATAATTGTGCTGGCTTTTATGAGGATGTTTTTTATTTGTTAGGTAATACAGGTAATGGATATAAGTATGATATTAGACAGTCACCGCCAAAGTTGACAAGAACAAGTATGACCTCAAACACCTTGTTTTATCGTGGTGCTGTAAACACTCTTTACAGTCCTAATGGCAGGCCTGGTTATCCAGATGGTAGCAGGCAAGCTTTTACTGCAAAGACAAGAGGGTTTGTTGGTGGTGATATTAACAGAGAAAAAGTTTACTACGGAGTCAATATATCAGCGACTGACTTTAAAGGTACTGTTAATGTAATAGTGGATGGTGCGACAACCGATACTTTTACAATAACAAACGCAGTGGTTGATTACGATAGGACCTTATATGTTTCTGTGCCTAGAAGAGGGAATCTTATTCAGATACAACTCTCTTCATGCGAGGGTATAGTAAATAGAATAACAGTTAATTTTGACTTTACAGATCAACTAACAGATAGATTATTTAACAGCGCACAGATTCAGTACACAGGTACACCAACTGTTAATCTTTCTGTTGATGGTGATAGTAAGGTATCACAAACATTGACAAACCCAATAGGAGTAGTTGGAGAGGCAAAGATATACTTTCCCGCTATGTCAACTGGAATAGTTCCTTTTGTCAGAGAAACAAATGGGGAAGAACTTGGAAGGGTTATAAACTTTTCCTACGATGCACAGGCAATATAATGGCCAGACAGCCTGAATACGACGGTTATCTTGCAGTTGAGGATGATCTAGTAAAAGAAACTTTTAGAGTGCAAGAAGAAAACATTAGAGTAGCTAATCAGAAGATAGAGAGCCTTGAACAAACAATTGCCGACCTAGCAAATAGAATAGTAGTTCTGGAGAGTGCATGAGGCAAATAGTTCAAGCTGTAAATCTTAGGTACAAAGGACAGCCTACTATATCGGTTTCAGTTGACGGTGTACCCCTAGTGGAAGATTTAGTTTTGCCAGCGCATAACGTCATGAAAAACAGGAGGGTTTGTCTGCCTCCAGGAGGGATAGGGTATACGCCTCAACTTCAAAGCACGTTTCAAGAATCTTTGACATACCAGTTTGAGACGATACCAGACGTAGAATTTTCTGATCAGCAACTATACCATTTCTACGAGGTTACTTTTACAGGTACTGTTCAGTTACAGATATATGTGGATGAAGTGGAGAAGTCTCCTAATAATTCAGAGGAATCTTCGGTTACGCTAACACCGAGGGGAAGTAGAAAGATTGACACCAGGAGAGTTTATTTTCCGCCTCTTGCTTATGGATGGGTGCCACAGTTAAAACAAGTAATAGACTCAACTGTAGATGCACAGGTCCTTAGTAATAGAATTAGAGCTCTGCCTAGTAGGTTCTTTAAAGGGGAAAGAGAGCACAGTGAGATACAGGTCACACACCAAGGGCCGCTTGAACTTGAGGTATTTTTAGATGGAAAATTACTAGCAGAATATAGATACGGCAAGGATAAATACAACGAGGATGCTTTCAAAACAGAAAAAGAATATCTTCCATCTAGCGCACGAGGTCAGATCCTACAATGGATACAATCTGATGGGACTGGGGAGGTTGCTAGTTTTGAAAGTGATATTACATTGACAGATAGAGAACAGCCACAGACGGAGGTTTAATGGCACAGGCACAGTTATCACCGATGAAAATGAAGGTCAAGGACGTTATAGCAAAATCCAAAGGCACCAAGTTTAAAGGTGTCAAGGAGAAGCACTACCCGGTCATGGTCAACAAGGCTGAGATGGGTGCGCTGAATGCTATGAAGAAACCCATACATGAACGGGAAAAGGGCGGGTTCTTAGACAAGATGGTTAAGAAGGGCCTGAATGACGAGACCTATATCATGAAGGGAACTGAGCCTAAAGCGGTGGCTACACCAATAGCCGCTATGCCTCCAGTAAACGAGGGCGGTTCTACTAAAACTTCTAGTGATGAAGAATCAAGAAATGCAAGCGGTTATACACCTTCTGAACAAAGAGTCGTAGATGCCGCAGTTGCTGCATCTTTTGCAGGTGGTGGTGGAGGTGATGGTGGCGGTAGTAGCAACAACCAGTCATCAGGTCCGTCATACCAATACAGCCAGCTTCAAAAACAGTTTGAGGATTACAAGGCTGGTGAACAAGGCAGGCTAGACGAAGCAAAAAAGACAGCCCTACAAGAACAAAGAGACTCTGCTCGTCAAGGTTTTGTAGATGACTACACGGGAGAGGGGGGATACCAGTCAAGGCTAGAGGACTTAGAAGGCCAGTTTGATTTAAGCAAAGAACGCAAGGCCATGACTGATTTGGCTGGAGATGTAAAAACCCTGAGCTCCGATTATCAAAAGTCAATGACCGGAGAAGGTGGCTTCTCAGACAAGATCGGAGGGTTTGCAGGAGATGTTGCAGGCTTGAGATCCGGGGTGGATACGTTAAGACAGCAACAGGGCACAATTGGTCAGCAAATCGGTGGATTAGCACAACAGGCTATGGACCCAACAAGCTCACCGTTGTATGACCAGAACAGAAGAATGCTGGCAGGGGTGGCGGAACAGCAAAGAAAATCCTCTGATGCTGCTGCTATGGCCCAGTTAAACAGGGGGGCGGCTGCTTCTGGTATGGACCCAGAAAAACTTGCTCTAGCGAGAGCTCAGTTGACAGCAGGACAGGGAGCAAGAGCACGGCAAGACGCACTATCCAGTGCGATGGGAGCCCAGCAGATGACAGGTCAACAGCTTGCTCAAGGGGCAGGACTGTTAGGACAGCAGGCTGGACTCGGTATGCAACAAGCCAATCTCTACGGACAACAAGCTGGCCTAAGTGGACAGGCCGCAGGGTTGACTGGTCAACAAGCAGGAATGTTTGGTCAAGCGGCATCATTTGGAATGGGTGCTCTTGGTCAACGTGCAGGCTTACAAGGGCAGTCAGCAGGGTTGTTACAACAACAACTTATGGGTCGTGCTGGATTGATAGGATCACAAGGTCAGATGACTGAATACGGATTACAAGATGTTGTGGCTCGTGACAACGCTGCAATGCAAATGGAGATGATGGAAAAAACCAACGCTGCAAATATTGAAGCCGCGAAGTATGGTAGTCGTGGTGGTGGTGGCGGTGGAGGATTACTTAGCTCACTAGGATTATAGGAACAAAATGGCTATTGATTACGGGCTCGATGTCAGACAAGCGGCGATTAATAATTTTTTAAACGCATCTGCTAGAAAAGCTTCTGCAAAAGCGGAGGCTGATGCTAGGGACAGAAAAGCCGCTAGGCAAAAAAGAAAGGGCCTTATGAGCCTCGCACTACACGCTGGGGCTGCTGTAGCAACGGGTGGAGCCAGTATTCCATACTCAATGAAGTATGGAGCCATGGCGAACCAAGCACTTATGGGTGACGACTACCAGGGTAGTGACATGCAGGCATTGCAGGGGCTGGGAAGCATGGTCTACCAGGGTGCTGAAGCTAACAAGATGAAGAACCTTGCGGGTATGGAGAAGTCATACAATGGTCAGCTAGATTCTATATATAAAGCAATAGATGCCCTGCCTCCCGGAGCTAAGATGGAGAGAGCAAGACTTGCAAACCAGGCGGCAAATCTTACCACGACATTCCAGAAGAATCTGAAAGCGGCTGAGGCCAAGCCAGTATGGGAGTTTGCTTCTTCCGAGAGAGAGCGAATGCAGGCAAAGAGCCTGGGCGAGGTTGCGGATAAGGGGCAGAAGGCATACGACGATATGTACACAAATCAAGCTATCATTCCTCAGAAGGTTAAAGAGGCTGAGGGTTCTCAGGTTTCTGATGCAAAAATAGCAGAAGCATACCAGCAAAGAGGCACTGAAAAATCAACAACTCCGGCTCCAGTGAAACAAGAGTTCACTCGTTATGACAACCCTAATATGTTGAGCCCCAGGCAACAAGCGGCTCAACGTAATCAGTTTAACCAAAGCGCAGACCAATATTACGAGGACATGCTAAGCCCCAGAGAAAAAGCAGCAAGGGATAGAAGAACCTATGATAGGGGTTTCCTGCCTCAACTCGGAGGAGTTATCT